TGAATCAAGCCAACAAATCCATTCCCCAGTAGCCGCGTCCATACCGCGATTGCGAGCTATGGCACGATTACCGTTGTCAGTATGGAGAACTTTAATACGATCATCATGTTCAGCAAACTTGTCAAGAATATCAGGTGTGATACCGTCAACACAGCCATCGTCAACGATAACTAATTCCCAGTCAGGAAATTGCTGAGCACGAACAGACTTAATCGCTCTCTGGACGCTCTTGCCCCGGAAGTGTCTCTGGCTCGAAGCTCCCCCCTGGATTGGCTCCAGTTCCGAGTAGACTGGCAGTACGATCGAGAATTTCGGAATCGCTGACATCCTTTTCCTCTCTGTTAAGTAATGGTCGAACGAACTCTTGGAAAATATAATCTGGATTACGGTAGACGCGAACCCAAGTTTTGCCGCGCAAGGTCTTGTCGTGCTCCAGCCAATACTTCACGTTATATGCCATATTTCTGAAATAACCATCAGTATCATCATACTTGGTGGTAATCTCGCCATCATAGCCATCGAAACCAATATTACTCGAGAATGGCCGATAGATAGCGTTCTTGCCATAGATCTGCCGCATTGGCGCAAAGTCATGGTTCAAGATACACAAATTACCCTTGAGCATTGCCTCTTGTGCCACCAGCGAATAGGTTTCGCTTTTACTCGGCAGGCAGAAAACATTACTCAGCGTAAACAAGTCGAGTACTACTTGATGACTCGACTCCATCTGAGCCGACTGGTCAAACTCCGATAAGAAAACGACGCTATCTTCGGCCTCTAATTGTTTGGCCAGTTCTTTCATTTCCTCACGATAGACCACCTTATCATCGCCAGTTGATTGGAAATCGCAGACAACTAGAGTAGCCGTAAACCCTATTTGTCTGCAAGCTGCAATTAACCGAATACACATCTCGACCTGTTTGCCGCGATCCATGCGTAATGGATACACCATCAAAACCTCTTTATGTCCCAGTTCTTTCTTATCATATAAACGCTGCACGATAGGTTCCATACCTTCGACCGGATTGGTGGCGTGCGGGACTTCAAAGACTTCATCTTCTTCATAGCCAAAGTTTCTCGCTACGCGCGGAATATCATAAGAGTTCGGGAAACAAACGACGGAATTTGGGAACTTCTCGTTAAGATGCTTCTCATACTGTTCACCGAACATTGCCCGTTCCCGGATCAAAGCTCCCGGGCTGGTTGCAGAGTGAATCCAATGCAACCAGCGTATGCTATCGTTTTCCGCCGCCAGGCGCCGGGCCGCCACATTATGTTTAACATAATCCGGCAAGAAAATTAAGTCGTGCGTCAGTACGACACCATCATCTTCAATGATATCTTTCAATTCTTTGTATAAGGTATCTACGTCACGCTTGAAAGCTTTGTCAACAGTTGTGCCATCAATCACTACTGGGGTCAGCTGACGATTCTCAACCTGCATAAAGATGGAATCTTCAGGAGGATTCCACCCCCGGTTGGTGATGAGTACGGGCGAGTAACCAGCCCGTGTCAGCATCTCCAACTGGGACTGTACGACTATGATGGGCGAGTAGGACTTTAGATATGCCGAAAAATTGGTCAGAATGTAGATCTTGCTCATCACTCATGAGCATAATATGCCGACCCAGTTCTGTCAAAACTTTTTTAATCTACGGTATTACCTTTAGAAGCTGGAGCAACAAAGACCGTCACGTTTACATCTGTCGAAACATAGAGGGGCCAAGGGCAGTAAAAGTGCTGCTTATAGTCACGCGCAATTGTTGCGCCCATCATGATCTCTTGTCTATTGCCAGCCGAGTCTTGAAACCACTCATTCACGCCAGCCGTAGAGGTCGTATTGATGGATAGGATTGTCACCACTGAACCAGCCGGACAAACCTGATGTGGCAGGTTATCGGGATCAACCATCACCGGATCACAGGCATAGCCCGAACCAACTGAGGCACCTCGAGTAGCACTTTGGATTCTGCGCTTGTAATCACCTGGTAGCATCGCCATAGTTTACTCCTAGACTGGTAAGGTTGTAGTTGATGTTGAGGTGCTGGAGGTACTGGAAGATGTACTCGACGTTGAGAAGGTCGTCACACTAGTAGAAGTTGAGACTGAAGTGCTAGAAGTTGAGGTTGAGCTCGTAGAAATTGAGGTTGAAGTCGTAGTTGAGTAGAACTCTGGTGAATCCTTGGGTGGGTAAACCAGAACTTTGTGGAACCAATAGAAGAAATAAATCGCCCAGGTGCCGTTGGGGGCTGAAGCTGGTACTACCCAGTTCTTTTCAACGAATTCACCGTCGTAGTTACTGGAGCTAGGGGCAGCTTCTACAGTAGGTTTAGTTACCGGATAAGCTCCAGTATTACCAGTAACGGTATCGTGAATCACTACGGTGGTCGAAAACTTCGGCTGAAGGCGGTGATTAAGACCAAGCTCATTGCTAGTGCCGACAGTTAGCGTCATGGAAGCGCCCGATGTGCTCGGAATAACAACGCTCGTCACTCGCTTAAATACCAATGAGCCAGTCACCAGCCCATTAGAGGTATAAGCTAAGCTATCTGAAATCGGCTTGCCTTCGACATTGGTGCCGTTAATAACAATACTATCGCTGGAATAGCCAGAGCCGCCAATGGTAATTGTCAGTACTCGTGGTACATCCGGATTCGTGAGGTTACTAGTAATCGTCTGCTTAGAGCTAGAACCATTGGTCGTAGCCAGTACAGCATTAGCTGTGGCATTAGACACCTTTTTATAGGTGTAGGTATAGCCAAAGGTATGTTCGATTACATTACTCAAAAAGTTGAACGGATAGCCCCACGCTGTGTGGGCCGCCCACTGCCATGTTCGGTCACCAATACTCATAATAAATCCTTGCTGCCGGGGATAGCGGGGGTGGTAGCACCCCGCTTACCCGGACCATATTTTAAGAGTTATCTCCCTTGCTACCAAAGACGCCGCGCCAGTTGCTCCAACCAGCACTCCAACGACAGACGACGCTCCAACGAGCAGTCTTAGTGTCGAAGTCCCAATCTGGACCTTCCAAACCGCGATCACTACGATTGAACCAGTTTAACTGGTGAACCTTACGATCGTAGATAAACCAAGCCGTATCCGAACCGCCAGCAGCGCTTCCAAGATAGTCCCAAGTAAGTACCTGCAGACGTCCCTTATAGGCGTTGATGTCGTTATTGGTCGTGCCTGGACGCTGAACTGAATTCATCAGAATATTCGCTTCCTTCTCCAAGGCAGGAGGTACGAGAAGCGTATCCGGCTGAACAAGCATCAGCTGACCTTTACCATCGAGCGTTTGACGCATCGTAACGAGCGCGTTCTCGATCGAGTCTTCACTGAGGTCGGCAGTGTTGTAATTAGACTGCGTAGCACCGCCATCTTCACGCGGGTGAGCGGTATAGAAGAGCGCTTGGGAATCTGGTCCCGTAAAGAGCGCTGATCCACCGCCTCCATTCGTGAAGCCATAATTGAAAATGTCCGCAGCGAACTGTTCCTGAGTACGTATCTTGGCGTACGCCAGATCAGTTGGCTTGCGACGCATTACACCGAACTGGTCATCTTCCCAGAGTTCTTGAGAGACAGACGTGCCTTTCGTGAACTTCAGGTGGGTATAGATGACATTGAATCCTTCAACTTCATCCTCGTAGGTGATAGCCTGGGCTTCGCTAGTCACAACGAGCTTTGACAGACCAGTTGCGCTGGTGTCTTTCTCGATGTTTTTGACTGACGTATCCTGGTTGAATATCGTCATCCCAATCTGCGGTAGCTGGCGAATTTCATCACCATACGCCTTACGGTAGGCTGGGTCGAGGATATCTGGCCATTGTGGTCGTAAAGATGCCATAAACTTTTATCCTTCCTAACCGCTTACATACGGCATGAGCGCCGAGCTGATTAATTTAAATACTCCAACACTGTTCGTGGTTAGACCCTGCAATCCCGTAGTTGGGAAGCCAGTCATGCCAGGAACAGCTAAACAAATAAACTGTCCGGTGGTCGTACCGGCTGAACCGACAGTAACTGTCTGTGCGCCAGTCGCACCTGAAATGTCATAGAATTGACCCACACTGGTTGAGGTACCGTTTGAAACAGCAGCAAACGAAGTTGATGCCTTCAATAGATACTTCATATTGGGATCAATGCAGACAGTCACGGTAACAGTACCTGTCGAATTACCAGTAGCTGTACCTTCAGCCATACCTAATAGCCGAGCCCCGGAAACAGATGCATTAGTGATCGTGCCCGTTGTACCGGAGAAATACACAAAATCTCCAGCGGTAATCGTGACACCACTTGCAACTACAAAATCCTGAGAAGCGTAATTAGTATGACCATCAAAGCGCCCAAGCATAGCAGGGGCTTGCACAGCCGTAACTGTTTGACTCATGATGCTCTCCTAGTTTAAGTAACGTAAGGGGCTAAACCTTTAACGATGTCCTCATCACTTTCATTCGGGAATAAGCGGCGTGCAACGGCAAGCTGCTCATCAGTAATCTTGACTGTCTTAACGGGCTTAGAAGAACTGGTGGTTTGACTGGACGTGGTTTGGTCCCTGATAGCCTGATCACGTTTCCCCTGATCTGAGGAAGGCTGCCAGCCCAGAAGAGCAGCAGTCTTTTCAAATAACTCAGGATACGTGGCCATGCGGCCATAGGTTGCAAAGAACGCCTGAGCAGCACCAGGGGACGCTTTCTCGATTTGGGCAAAGCCTTCCGGTTCACGAGCTTGAGGGTATTGCTTAGCAAATTCGTCAAACGACGTCACCAGGTCACGCTGCATGAGATCCTTTGCGTACTGAATCTCCGGCAGGGTGTCAGCCTGTAACGGGCTTGTCGATTCTGCAGTTTTCTCCTCAGTCTTGCCCTGGTTGGCAATGACCCGCTTCGCTTCTTCAATCAGTTGCGCGTAATCATCGCGTTCCTTCTTGATGCGCAGCGCCTCATTCGTACTGTTCTCGTACGCAGTCTGCAGTTCTTTAGTCCATTCCTCCGGGGTTTCCCCCTTGAGCCAAGGAAAGGGTTTGGTTAAAGGTTCTGTGGTCGTCTCAGATTCAGACTCTTCGGTTTTCTCCGCTTCCTCTGTTTTCTCTTCGACTTCCGCCTTAGCTTCTTCTTCAGATCCAGTTTCGGGCTTTTCGGTGGTTTCGTCTTGCTTAGAGCTTTCTACATCACCGAAGGCTTGCTTAACTTTTTCCTCATCAGTAAGTTCGGCCATAGGATTTGGTCCTTCCTAGTTAAGTTTGTCTTAACCCCAGCAGAGCTGGAACGAAGCCGGGGAGGTGATTACCCGACTTCATTTCAGATCTTCTTTCTTCATTTCCTTCTTGTGAATGTTTTTAAACTCCAACATGATGTACTCGTAGGCATACGCTTGCCCCTGGAGCATCGCGACCTTCATAGGCGCACCCGGCTCCGACATATCGACACCCAGGACGGCATCGGCATACTTGGCACGCTTGTCTTCGCAGTACTTCTTAAAGGACTGGAACTCAGGGAGTTCATAAAGATAGGCGAGATCATTGTGAAGTTTAGCTTTCACCTCAGCCTCAGTCTAAGATCTGACGATTAATTAACACAAGGGTCACTAAATACCAGTCCTCGTTGGTCGGCTAAAATTAGTCGCCGTCAGTCCAGCGGCTTGGGCTTGCGGCTGCTGGACATTGCTAGTCAAACCAAGGCCCGGTAAATTCGGTACCTGGCCAACATTCCCCGGCTGAGTCGGGCCAGGTTGACCACCACCACCCGGACCACCCATACCATTAGCACTCATAGCCTGGGCAGCAGTTCCAGTTGCAGGGTTGGCCTCGTGCTCACCCATGATATGGTTGGCAAAGAGCTGGCGAATCTGTGGATTTTGCTGGACCAGTTGCTGGTATTCGGACGATTGGGTAAACATGATGTGTACCAAGGTATGTTCCTCGGTAGCGCCGGGCGTCGGATCAAGCGGCTGTCCGGCAGCCATGACACGGTTCTCGGTTTCGGCCGCCAACATTGTGTGACCAGGATCTTGATCAAAGCCAGACAGCCAGTCTTTTGGTTTTTCGTCGTTAATCGTCAGAACACGGGATACCGCTTTACCCACGTCCATGATTGCCATCGTACTGGGATTGGATAATAGCAACGAGAAGAGTTCAGTAACTTTAGTTTGCTGGACAACGTGGGAAGTTGGCTGGTATTGGGCTGAATCAACGGTCACATCGAACGAACCTTCCAGATATTTGGCCATCTTCTTGTCCAGAATCAAGCTTGAAGCGCCCGTAATATCCTCCATTTTGAGAACTTTTTGGCCGTTTTCGTTGACTAACTTAAACTTACGGCCATTAGAGGTGATTGTCTTGAAAACCTGCTGTTGACGCTCCTCATTATCTTCATAAATCGTATCCATGCGCCCTAATGGGTAGAAGAACTGGATATTAGCCCATTTCAGGCGGCCAATACGGATAATCGTGTCCATTTCGTCCAGTTGAGCAATCATGCTTATTCTTTTAAGGCCAATTTCTTTGGATAAAGCGGCCGCTGTAGCCGTCTGGGCCTGTGGTTGATCCTCCAAACGGACATCAATACCGTGTCCGCGCACCATATCTTCGACCATCATCTGGTCATTCTTGATGGCTGACGGTGGAATATCACCAAATTCCAGTGGTTTGATGGCGTCGTCGATCTTCATGCCGTTGGTATCCAGCGAAATCAGGCCACCCGGTCGAGCCACCAGGTCATCTTCGTCAATATCAAACATGTTATTGTGCAGGAACATCTTATTGACCTGGAAGTTCTGACGATCCACCATCAAGTTACGAATCGAGTTGCGCTCTTCGGCCAACATATGGATAACTTGTGGAATACCCATACCCCAGAACTGGCCCGGAACCCGGTAATAATAGCGAACGGCAATCGGTAATTCCTTGTGCTTGAACTCAATCGGTCCCATACGCACGACAATGTTATTAGCCACCGTCCAGTGGACATCGAGTGCCCGGTTATAGTAGTGGAGAACTTCAACATCGTTACCAGTAATGTCACGCGGTAGTTTAAACAAAGCGCGAGTAGAGATATCGCCACCACGGCGTACAAATTCGACGTTAAAGTAGTCTTTCTTCTGGCCGTAAATTCGCTGGAATTCGCGAATATTAATAATTTCACGGCGCACGCAATCGACAGCTTCGTCAACATGTCTGGCTTTTTCGTCAATATACATATATTCGTTCGGCACCCATTTGACATAATCGTCGTCTATATCAGTGATCTTCTTTGTCTTGTAGATGATTTCGCCGTCGTCGTCCACATCATCAATATCTTTGACCCAGCGCGTATCAACCCGGTAGTAGTCATACAAGAAAGCTGTTCCCCGAATTGCGGCGGCCAGTCCAGACATATACCATTCGTAATCGAAGTTGGTATTGTTCATGTTGTAGTTCATAACAGTGTTGACGAACTCTTCGATCGGTTCATCTGACGATTCAGTTCCCGTCAATACTGGGCGGCTTTTGCGGCCAATCGCTTCCTGCATATGGGACTGAATGGCCGAGAACGAATCTGGTAACTTGATACGCGAGCGGCCAGAAGTCGTGCGCTGCTCGTAAAAGATAGGCTCCAATAAGTTTCCATTTTTGTCTAAGACATGTTGGTGCAAGGAATCGAGTTCGTCCATGGTGAACTCTTTGTCGGCCACTTCCCAGTGATGCTCAGCCGCCGTTCGCCAGTCATTGTCGCGCATTTGGAAATAGCGGATGTAAACTTGGCGCCGAACATTCCGTTCTTTCTTGCCTGGATTGTAGCCAACCAGTGACGTGACAGCCGCGTAATTTGGATCAATGTCAAGCGTGGCTGGATCAGTATAGCCATTGACGTTGGCACTCGACATCGATGAGTCATTAGGATCGACGTTACCTATAGGATTGCTGGAGACATCAGCCATATCACCCACCGTAGCCTAGTCACAAAGCTAATTAAAGCGTCACTAACTAGATAGCCCCCCACTTCAGCGAGTAAAGCGAGGGGCCAATGTCCTGAGAGACAGGTATATTATACACCCGTTATAGGACTACGCGGCTTATAAGCATGACGTTTTCGTTCACGTTCTTCAGGATCATAATTGGCACCCGCGCTTGGCGCATGAGCTTGTTCCAGCACCGTTGCCAGGGCATCAATCACGTCATCATGTTTACCGCGCGGAAAATGAATCAGCTCGTATTCCAGTTCGTCCAGTTGCGGACATTCCTTGACATGGAAGATATGACCGAACTCATAGAATGGCGCCAAACCCCGAATACGCTCTTCCTTCGATTTAGCGCGCGACTTAATTTCGCGAATCGGCACCCACTGGTTGCGGCGCTTCATCTCATTGTTTAATTCGTACATGATGGACTTTTGCTGGCCGATTGTTTCAATGACTACCAGTTTCGGATTGTATAAAGTATATAGCCGGAACATTTCGTCAATGATCTGGCCATAGGTCATTTTCTGCCGAGTGACATGCCGGACATACAGATCGCGCTGGAAATCCAAACCAGCCACAACCAGCGCGGCGTAATCCGAGTATGGCCCTTCGTACGACGGATCGATCGATAAGACCCAGTTGATCGGACGATCTTTAACCAGCGCCCATTCTTTCCTGACTAGGTATGATCGTTTAAAGGTAGCCGTTTCGTTATCGACAGGTTCGTTCATATACTGACAGCTAAAGATATATGAACCCTGCTTTTGCTTTAGTTTGTCAAGTGCCTTCTGGGTTAGGACGCTGGGAAAGAATAGTGACCCATCTTCGCGGATGGCGGCGCGCACCAGAATGTTATAGTCGTCACGCTCCTTATCCAGAATCTCCTGGTAGAGATCGTTATAGTCCCAGCGCGTACCAATAACAATAATTGGTTTGCCGGGATCGATCAGCGAGTTCGCAAACTTCCAGTGATCAATGACTTGCTGGATCTGATCGTTAGTCGTGACATTCTTTTCGGAGTGCAAGTCGTCCATGATAATCAAGTCATAATGCATACCAGTTTTGGTGACATCAACGCCGGAGCAAGAGAATGTCGGCTCCTTGCGCATCCGCGTTCGGCAGGCTAGGTTCACCTGGGAATCCGTCCACAACAACTCTTTGTTGCGCTTGTTATCAACCATGCCGTCAGGATAGACGCCGTGAATAACTTTAAAGACTTCCCGGAACTTATGATTAGTTGTTAGGTGGCCTTTGATCTCCGATAAGAAAGCTTTGGACTTCGAGAAGGTTTCTGAATCAAGGAGGATACGAATATTAGGATCGTTCAGGATATTCTGCAGCGCGAAGCCAATTGTCACCACCGAAGACTTGAACGTGCCACGCGGCATTAGTAATAGGAGATTACGGTTCTGGGGGTGGAATTGATCTTCCAGCCCAGTGCCGGAGCGCTCGGCTGGCAGTTCGTATTCGGGAGGAAGCGCGGGGAGTAATGGTCGGGTAAATAAACACAAATCGCCGTGGACCGATTCTTCCATCTGCTCGTATCCAAGAATATATTTGGCGAGATAGTACAAATCGAAGCGACAGCGCTGGGCGATCTTCAGTTTCGCCTCTTCGGGATTCATGCTTCCAGTGTATCATTTTTTCAGTCGGAGTTTGCGGAGTTCACTATCCTTTGGTAACCGTTTCATGTCCACACGCTAAACAATAACTCATAGCTCTCCTTCTGGTTGCGGCTCACCATCATCCTCACCAGTAAGCCAATTATAATAAATGTCAGCTAGTGCTAAAACATCTCCGTCTGACGATGCTCGCGTGACCGCAAGTTTTAGTGCGACAACGCGGTACTGCGCGTCACGTTCGATCTGTGACTGTTTCATTGACCCTCCTGATTAATCGCTTTAGTGTAGCGGATTTGTTTAAAATAAGCAGTGACTATTTTAACTTAGAACGATCTTGGTATATTAATGATGTAAAGGAGGAGCTATGGGTTTAAGTGAAGATCTAGCAGCAGCACAAAGCAGCGCAGCCGCTACGGTGGCCGCCTTAACGCAAGCGGAGGCAGATGTGAACGCACCATCAGTCGGTGATCAAGTTCTGGCCGCTATTATCCCGGTACTGGAGTCGGCAGGTTATACTGTAACCCCCCCGGCCGAAGTCGGCGCCGAGCCAAGCGACGACGCCACATCAGACGAAGCCACAGCCGAACCTTCGGCTTAGTCATCGTCTACGAAGAGGGCAAGGAATGATTATCCTTGCCTTTTTTAGTCCAGCACGCATGGTTGGCCTTCTCGTGCGGCCATAGGCGCTGGCCGCAGAAGACACAGGGAACTCGAGGCTGGGTGGGTAGTCTATCGGTCATGTTTATAAACCGCCCAGAGCAT